TCCAGAAATAACGTGGCACTCCGTAGGAAAGATATTCTCTCGTGAGGGTTGTTTGTCTCTCGCCGATGATGTAGTGATTACAACTAAGCGGTGGGGCGTAATTCATTTGCGGTGGCTCGATAAATCTAGGAAAATGCACAGAGAGTATTTCAGCGGTGATGCAGCCTGTGTCATACAACATGAAATGGACCACTTAAACGGGAGGATGATAGATGGAAATCACGATACACAATCCGAGTAACTTGCCACTGATCGATTATCGCAACGTCAAACCCTTGCAGGGCAAGCTCAAGAGACTTTCGCCCGAGAATCATGCCAAATTGAAAAACATCCTATTAAAGCGCGGCTTTCGCGTACCGCTATTTGTCTGGCGCCAAGTCGCCGACGGTCAAGTTATCGATTGGCTGATGGATGGCCACGGCCGGCAAAAGGTCATGACAGCCGAGAATATGACCCCCTATGATGTGCCATATGTTCTAATTGAAGCCGCCAATCTCGAGGAAGCCAAGGCGCAACTACTGGAAATCACTAGCCAGTATCAAGTCATTACCAAAAAAGGTCTTACTGAATTTGCTCTGGACTTGGAAGCCGTGGATTTCGAGAATGCCGTGTTTGATGCTTTCGATATGAATGCCACCACACCGGTGCGCCGCAACCAAGGCAAGTCAATAGTAATAACGTTCGGCGACGATACCGAGCTGGAAAGTTGTCTGGCTGATGTTCAGGAAATCTGCGAACGCTACAGCTCGGCACAGATAAAAGTAAATGAGTGATGAAGCCCCCGACAAAATACCCAATGCCCTCGACGCCTATAAATACCCCAAAGGCGTCAGCGGCAACCCGAAAGGCAAAGCCAAGGGTACGCTCAGTATGTCGACGCGGATCCGCAAAGCTCTTAACGGCAAAGTTGATTGGGATAAGATCAGCATCAATAGCCCTGGACTTGCTAAACTTAAAAAGCGATATGGGAATGTCACAGTTGCAGAAGCTCTTATCTGGGTCCAGACCAGCAAAGCTCTAGCCGGCGATACTCAGGCGTTCATTGCTCTGCGTGATGGTGGCTGGGGCCGAATGATAAAGTTCGAGGAGACCGCCAAGCTTGAAGTGGTCCACATCCTCAAGCCTGAAAAACTGGAAATAGCCCAACTGGAAAGTGCCGCAGAACAATTAAGACAGCGGGCCGAAGCAGCCGTGGAGGCGGAGTTAGTCAATGAACTGGACAGCACAAGCGGGACCGCAGACGTTCGCGCTATCAATACCTGACGACGTTAACGAGATATTTTATGGCGGCGCTCGTGGCGGTGGCAAGACTGACACCGGTATCGTTTGGATGGGCGAAAAAGTCGAAGAGCCGCTGTATCGCGGCCTGGTGATACGCAAGAACGCTGACGATTTAAAAGATTGGGTGGACCGTGCCCAGCGTATGTACGGTGGCATGGGCGTCAAAGTGGCTTATCGACCGTGGGAGCTAACGTTCCCGAGCGGCGCTAGATTGTACACCGGGCATTTAAAAGATGACCAAGCCTACACCAAATACATGGGCCAGGAATATCAGCGGCAATTGATCGAAGAGATCACGCAGATACCGGACGAACGACGCTACCTACAGCTGAAAAGCTCCAATCGTAGCACTATACCTGGATTGAGGCCCCAAGTATTCCTGACCGGTAACCCTGGCGGTATTGGTCACAGCTGGGTTAAAAAGCGTTGGATCGAAGTATCGCCACACTACTCGCTGTTTACTGACGAGTTTGGTTTGAGGCGGATCTACATCCCGGCCACGATTGAAGACAACCCCATGCTGATGAAGAACGACCCCGACTATGTGCGTCAAATGGACGCTCTGAAAAACGTGGACCCTGATCTTTGGAAAGCCTGGCGTCTCGGTGACTGGTCAATCATTGCCGGCCAAGCGTTCCGTGAATGGGATGAGCGTTTTCACGTGAACGACACCTTTGAATTCAAACTGGCAGACTGCAAACGCTTTATTGGCTTCGACTGGGGCTATTCTAAGCCGGGTTGTGCTTTGTGGTGCGCCATCACGCCGGAGAATAAGTACGGTATTGTCCGTATATATGTATACCGAGAACTGTACCTGACGCAGACTGATCCTAGAGGGTGGGCTAAGCAGTTCAAAATCATGCGGACGCTCGATGATACTCGCAATATCTGGCTACCACATGACTGTTTCAATAAGGAAATGGGCGAGTCGATAGCTGAAATCTTTAGGCGTGACGGCGGCATGAACGTATTGTCGGCCAGTACTCTGAAAGGCGGTGCTCGGCATATGCGTAAAGCTCTGCTGCACTCGGTACTAGCCGACGCCAACGATGGCCGACCGCTGATGCAGATTCATAGCAATTGCCGTAACCTGATCCGCACTGTTCCCGAGCTGATCGTTGACGAAAACGATCCCGAAGATATTGACACCGACGGCGAAGACCATGCCTATGACGCCTTGACCGAAGCATTAATGATGGAAGTCCCGCACTTTACACGCTCAGGCGCAATCAGCCACAAACAACAATTACCTGAAATCCGTACTGAGCGTTTCCAAGTGTTGCCAGATGAATCGATGATGCCGCCGGATCTTATGAAAGCCGTGGCTGAGTACAACAGTAGCCCGCGCAACCGACCACGGCCGACGTGATATACTAAAATTATGAGTACCGACAGAGCCATCGGTCTTGCCATAGGGGTATTACTAATTCTGGTACTGCTAAAAGTTCTCGGCCTGATATGAGGCGCTTTAACAAATGGCTGGCACTCAAGATAACCAACGGCGTAAGCACAATGACGTGCGCCTATGCGTTCTGCATACTTGCGTTGCTGGGGCTACCACCAGCACTGAAGCCAGGCGGCGAAGGCTTGGTTGCGTGGGTAGCACAGACGTTTATTCAGTTAGTGCTACTGAGTATCATTATGGTCGGCCAAAAACTCCAATCAGATAAAACCATTACAAGCGTTAAAGACCACTTGACCAACGCCCACGAACGCCATATGATTGAGTTAGCTACTATTAAAAAGCATTTAGGCATCAAGGAGTAATTATCATGGAAGAAGTCGTACAACATCTCGAAGCAGCACTGGCAGCCGTTGAAACCCGTTTGAGCGAGTCCGAACTGTTTCAAGACGTTAAGAATCGTCTGCTTGATGTCAAAAACCACGCCGAAGCCGCTGTCGCTGAACTAGCCAAGCCCGCTGAGGGCAAACAGGCCAGCACTGCCGCTGAGCAAACTGCTCCTGCTGCCGGCGCCGAGGAATCAGCTCCAGCCGACCAAGCCGCGTCCGATGAGAGCGCCGCCGAAGACTCTACCGAGACTCCAGCTGAGGAATCAGCCGAAGCACCTGTCACCGATGAAAACGGAAACCCTGTTACTGATCCAAACGCCGCCCGTTAAGCGATAAGGAGGGGCAATGTACCCCACGTTCAAGCAAGAGACCCTCGGCCGTAAAATCCTGACTGTTCAGGGTATCACTAATCCATACGGGGTTGAGTGCGTGACACTTGCTTGGGCCTATGCTGATGCTTTGTGGCCGGGCGTATCGATCAAGAATACTATTACGCTGGGCAATGCAGCCACCCTCTTTGACAACGCCAACCCGGCTTACTTCAATAAGATAGCCAATAACCATAACGACCCCAACCAAGTGCCCAATCAAGGCGACGTTATGGTATTTGGTGGTACGCCGGCAGCAGGATACACCAACACGTTCAACAATCCGGATGGGCATTGTGGAGTATGTGACTCGGCCAGTCCGAGCGGTTATAGCTTGCTGCAGCAGAATGCGCCTTACGCTGGCCAGTCGGTCAACGTCACTAATTATCCTTGGAAGTTTCGACCATGCATCGGCTGGTTGCGTCCAGTCGCACCGGTCAGCCCGCCGGCTCCAGTACCGCCAGCTACTCATCAAACTGTCCATCTGCCCAGTTCAGTGCCAACCTGGGCTGCTTACCGCGTCGGTTCGCAGTTGCGTAAAGGTACATCCGACCAAGTCGGTTCACTAATGCCCGCGCACTACGGCGGCCTCGACTACGCTATCCAAGCATGGGTCGGTGACTACGCGGTGAATATCATGACCGAAAGTTTTGGTGAAGTAACCATCTGGGTGCGTGACACCTCGGCGGTAATATCGTGAGCGTTTCACCGATCACTCAAGACCAATGGCTAAAAGTATTCAAAGCGTTTTGTTATGTTGGGTTATCATTTATTATTGCAGTCGTACCAGTATGGTTTGCCAAGAACCCGGCGTTACTAACGCTGGCACTGCCGATTAACGTTGTACTCGTTACACTGAAACAGTTATTTACTCCGCCACCTAGCGAGCAGCCGGCGGTCGATGAAGTTATGAGTGGGGTTAATGACCTAGCCAATGTGGTTACCGACACGGCCGGTAAACCAGTGACCGATCCGAATGCGCCGCGTTAGTTCTTGATAGCGG